CTTAAGTAGTGTTGAGTCTAATCGTCATCGACAAATTCGTGATGTAATTCAACCTCGTAATCAAATTATTAATGATGTGTTGGCTGAGTATCAAGAAACAATTAGTGTTCGCGTCGTTGATGTTGATTATAATTTACATCGTATACCATCAAGTAAAGATGAAGCTAAAGAAGATGCTATTGAGAGTAATAATGTGTCACCTAGTCCTTTAAACTCAAAAGCTGTAGTTCAGAGTTGCTCCGACTACAGCAACAATACCCAATAAATATTGCAACAAAAATGGCTGGCCAATCATGTGAACAGACTAATGTCTTGTTAGAATGTGTCGGCCGTTTCTTTCGTGTCCTTAAGGACACGAATCGTGACTATGACAGTAGTGTTGTGCTTAACTATATACATCGGATTGGTGATGTTGAGTACAAGGAATACGGCATAGTTCCACGCAATATTCGTATTAGTAGAAAAAGTTTAAATAGGTATAGTAAATTCCCTTACCCATATGATGCTGAAAGTGAAAAATATTATAGATTTGCTGCTCAGGGTCTTTATCAAGAGTTTGCAGTTCTGAAAAATTCTGATGTTGTTTCGTATGATGAAGCCGTCTTTAGTTTAGATCCTACCAAAAGTCCTGGTTATCCGTGGACTTTGAAGTATCCAACTAAAGGTGAATATTGGCTTTCGGATGATTCTGTGTGGTTTGATAGGTTCTATAGTCAATTAGGAACCTTTAATCCTCCTTCAATTATTCATAGTTGTTCTGTTAAGGAAGAATTAAGGAAAATTGAAAAAATACAACAGGAAAATTGTAGAACTATGTTTGCAGTTGATGTTAATCTTATTACTGCGCAAGCTATGTTATTTAAAAGACAAGCTGATTTATTTGTTTCTACTCATTTGCAGCACTGTAGTGCGTTAGGATTGTCGTTATTTAATGGTGGTGCCCAAAAGTTGTTTGAATATCTTACCCCTTGGGGCTGGATTGACAATATGTTTTCTATAGATGGTAAACAATTTGATTCAAGTTTTACCAAGCTAGCTATGGATTTGATATATAAATTTAGATTTGATATGCTTGATCCGCAATATCAAACACCTGAGAATGAGCTTCGTTGCAAGAATATCGCACGAATGCTTTGTGAAGGTTATATTATCGACATAGATGGTAAAGTTTATGGAAAATTAATTGGTAATCCTAGTGGTCAGTTTTTGACAACTGCTGATAATATTAAGAAAAATTTTGTTGATTGCTTTTATATTTGGTGTAGAAGTGTTCCACAACAATATCGTAATTGGGCATCTTTTAAGAAATATGTGAGAATTCTGTTTGTTGGTGATGATATCATAATGTCTGTACATCCTGATTTTTTACAGTATTATAATTATGAATCATTTATGAGATGGTGTGGTACCATTGGCATGACATATGAGTTTGAATTTAAAGAACCCAGGAAGTGGGGTGAGCTCTCATTTATAGGTCATACGTTTGTTAAGCATAAAGTACCTGGTTACCCATTTGAAATGTGGTTTCCAGATATTGATTGTGTAAAAATGCGAAATGCAGCTTTGCATTATAACACACACAAGGGATTGGTTACAGAACATGAGAATCTTATTTCTATTGTGTGTGGCTTAAGAATGGAGACCTTTGCTTGTGATTCTTGTCGTAAGTGGTTTGCTGGTTTATATGATTATGTTATGTCATTGTATGGCCATGAGAAGAATGTTAAAATAGCATCTGCTGGATATAAGTGTGATGCTGATATGTGGAAGTTGTTTTCTGGCATTCAACCTTGGAAAACTCCACCTATCGATGATTGGATGTATGAATTACCAGATAATCAATAGTGAACACGTGTGTGATCTGGTACACGGGCCCTTCACTATAAAAATGCCTTATATATTTAATACATACATTTGTAATTGTAAATATCGTTTTTGTAGCAATAGTTCTTTTGTAGTTGTTCGTAAGTATACAACTTTTTATCAAACAGTAGAATATTTTTATAGTAAAGGAGTTTGTGATGAGTCGTTCCGCAGCCCAACAAGTTCTTGGTCCCTCCATGAAGACAATTGGTAAGGAGGTTAATAAAGGTGTTAAAAAAGCAGTTGCAACTGGTAAGAAAGCTGTTAGAAAGGTTGAGAAAGCTTTAGGTATGATGCAGAAACCTAAAAATTCTGCTATTAGATCTCAGCACTTGGATATAATTCGAATGGCTAATAAACTTCGTCAACATTCTAAACCAGCTAGACCTGGTAATAATAGAGTTGCAGCACCTGTTATAATCAAAAAGAGAGAATTTATTCAAACAGTGAATGGAACCAGTAATTTTCAGGTTGTTGTCACACAACCAATTAGTTGTCTTAATACTCTTCTTTTTCCATGGGGTAGTTCAATTTTACCTCAGTATGAGGAGTATAGACTAAAGCGTGCTACGTTTCAGTATATATCTACTAGTGGTAGTATATCTTCAACTGCGGCTTTAGGTTCTGTTGTTATGGGTATTGTTTATGATC